AAAAACGAGATCGAATTTAAAGGGTTCTCGACGGAAACGTCACGGAGAATTAACCGGACGATAAGCGACGGTATCATTGACGGCAAACCCAAGTACACGATAGTCAACGATCTCCGTGACGGGTTTGATACGACCAGGAACAACGCCACCCGGATCGTCCGCACGGAGACCATGCGGGCTACAAACAGGGGGGTGATGGCAAAATACAAACAGGCGGGGTTAGAACCTACTGGACATGGAGAAGTTCCCCCACTCCACCCCAACTGCCGGTGTACAGTGGTTCCAGAAGAAAGAGACGGTAAACTGGTGCTTATATGGAAAGCAACGTACCAACCAGGGCGGACCTGTGACGCCTGCATGAAAAAGGACGGGACGGTGATCTGATATGGCCGCACCATACATTGAGAAACTGAAAGAATTGGAGGTATAAATGGCAGCAAAGAATCAGGCCCCCACACCAGAAGGGGCATATAAACCGATGGCAGCACCGAAGATCACAGACAAAGATCGGATCGAAGCTCTTGAAGCTCGGATCGCTGCGCTGGAGAACCGGATCATACGACACGAACAATACCATTTTGGGAGGGAGGTATCAAAGTAATGGTATGGAGAGAACCGTTTTCCCTGGCAGAACGCATCTATATCTACCAGCATAGGGACGAATGGCCCTCTGTAATTGCTTATAAGATAAGTGAACTGTTCGGGACGCAACGCACCGCCAGAGGTGTGAGGGGTGTACTAAAACAGGGATTAGGATCGCAGGAGAACAAGACTTGTAAAGAGGAGGTAATGAAAGATGGGATTTCTTGACAGTATTAACATTCAGAACGTCCACCCAACTATTGATATGGGGACCATGATAGCGTGCGGACAGTATGGTACCGCGGAGATCGTGCATAAGATGGGGTTTAACGAGTCCATCACCGGCGCGAACCAGGAAGACATGTGGACACAGGGGGCAGCGTATGAGTTCCCCGCGACCGGCACATACCCTGGGGCTAAACTAGAGGTAATCTCCGGTAGTGCAGACGATGATGGGAGCCCTGCGGGGACTGGTGTGCAAACAGTAAAAATCGGATACCTAGACGGATCCGGCGTGCAAAAGAGTGAGACTGTCACCCTCAACGGGACCACCGCAGTTGAGACCACTGCTACGGATATCTGGCGCGTCAACTCGTTCCGGGCAGCAGCAGTTGGCACGGGCGGAGTTGCAGCCGGTGCAATCACACTACAGGAACTTGACAACGCCCCAGTATTCTCATCAATCGCGGCCGGTCAGACTCGTGCACGCAACATGGCGTACACCGTCCCGTATGGGAAAGCGCTATTAATCCACGAAATATCAACCAGCTCCGCCGCCGCCACTATTGAAAAAGCCTTTCTGAAATTCACGCTTCGGGGGAACCTGAATGAAGGTGCAAAGACTGCGGTAGGGTTTGATTTCCCACTTTGGGAAGGCATCGTCGCGGGCACCGGCTGGCAGGTAAAACTTGAAGAGCCGATCTATGTCCCGGCCCTGGTTGACCTCCACATGGTAGTTATCGGAAACGCAGCAACAGACGCGGCAGCGGCGACAGCCGAATGGAGGGGATACCTGGTTTCAGTGTGAGAGATAGAAGAGCTTATCTGTAAGCTCAAAACCCATGTAAATATACTTTTTAAATACAAATATCTGTATGCCAACCATCAATGCACGGATACGTGACGGCAACACGGTCCGCAGGCATGATAACAAGTATGGTCCGGGCATCACACCGCACTACCTCGAAACAAATGAAGTCGGGGTGGTGGAGTTTGATAGCACTCTTTTCACGGCAGATCAGGCCAGAAATTGGCTTACTTCACACGATTATACTACACTCTCATTAGCCGCAGGAGAAGAGCAGGCGGATATCAACGATCATAAAAGGTATCTTGCGTTTGAGCTTGCCCCGTCGAATGACATCCAGGAAGTCGACGGCGGGTTACTGGTGCCGGGTGTCCGGCTGCTCGCACCAGGGACATGGACCGACAGCACGCAGAAGCAGCCCTGCCGGTATACCGAACATCACCTCGAGCGCTACGCACAGAACTGGACCTCATATTCATACTGGTCCCGTCACTCAGGCGGAACACCCCGCGATATCACCGACAAGATCGCAACCATCCGGAACCTGCGATACGATCAGGGTGTTATCGGAGACCTCTTCTACCACGGTCAGACCACGAAGAGCAAGGATGCCATCTCGCTCATCAAAGCAGCGGCCGCTGGCACAATCCCGTGGCCGTATTCATCTGTTGAGATGATGACCCGCGATAAGTGGATTCTATCTGAAAAACTGTATGAAGCGCAGGAAATCACATTCCTCGGCGCTGCGATGGTAGATGAAGGCGCCTGCAGGACGTGTAAGATCAGGAACAACGAGGCCGCAGATCCGACACCTGAACCCGAACAGGAACAGGTCACAGAACCAGCAAAAGAACTGGAGCAGGAAATGACAGACACAAAGGAACTCGAAGCTGCAATCACCGCAGCAACCGCCCCACTCCTTGAGAAGATCAAGGCACTTGAGGCAAAGATCGCACCTCCGGAACCCGCGAAAGTGGAGATCCCGAAGGAGCTTACTGAATCGATCACCGCGATTGACGAGCGGCTGAAGAAACTTGAGGAAGTCCCGGCAGACCCGAAGACAAAGGCAAACGGTATTGAAACCCCGCACGATCTCGGAGCCGCGGAGTTTTACATCCCGGTTGACCGCAAGGCCGGGACCGTAGGAGGAGTATAATGACAGCAACAACCCCAGTCGCATTCGACCCCGACCCGTTACACCTCGGGCTGACCATGACGTTCAAGGCGGCCAGCGCTATTCTCGCCGGTCAGATCGTTGCGTTCGCAGCGACAGGTGTGAGCAGAACAGTCGCACCTGCAACCAGTTCGCTCGGACAGGTTGTCGGTGTCGCAGCACACTCACAGGCAACTGCAGGGGAACCTGTAACCGTCCTGATGGATGGATGCGTATGTAAGATCATGCTTTCTGCCGATGACGGCACCGCAGATGCAGGCGACTGGATCGGCGTGTCAACCGTAGCCGGGTGTGGCATTGTCCGTGACCCAGCGATCCACACACACGACACGGTTGTCGGGCTTGGGATGGCAGTCGGATACGCGGTAGACGATATCTCTGCAGGTGCGTCAACCGTTGGCGGTACCGGGTATATCGTTGTGAGCACATCGCCGGTGTGGACCGCAGCAACCTAAGGAGGCTGAAAAAGATGACACAACTACTTATCAAAGCCCTTGAGGCTGCACACCTGCAGGACTCCGCAGAACAGAAGCGTCTGCAGGCCGCCATCGCAACGAAGTATATCCCGCTGGTTGAAAAAGAACTCGGGATGACGTATATGATCCAGGGTGAGGACGGCAAGATCGGCAAGGCCCGTGACCTCCTGCTCACTGAGGCGGTGGAAACCGGGACACTTGTACAGACTGAGGTGAGCCGCACCGTCATGGAAGGTTCCAAACCTGCGCAGTGTATGCGTAATGCTGTACCGATCTATCCGATGAAGTCCAACGCTATGGATGTCCTCATTCGCCCGGCTGGTAGGTATGCCCCGTTCGTCGGTGAGGGTTCTGAGTACACCATCAAGACCCAGGACTACACGAAGATGACCCTGACCGCGAAGAAGATCGGGGAAATCCCGCTCTGTTCCAAAGAGATGGTTGCAGATTCACAGTTTGCAGTTATCGAAATGGAGATGCAGGCAGCCGGTGCGGCTTGTGAGAACACCCTTAATCAGTGGATGCTCCAAGTCCTGCTTGATAATGCAGGGAACGAGTACGACATCAATGCGGCTGTGGCAACACTCGGAGGCGCAGCCGCAATCAGGGAGGCAAAGGCACTGATCGCCGCTGACGGGTTCCACGCGGATCAGGTCATATACCATCCCCAGGTTGAGACCTACATCTACAAGGACTACACCCCGATAGCGTACAACCCTGTCGCACAGGAACAGATGAGGACCGGGCTCCTCCCAATGATCCTCGGCTGCAGACTGCATGAGTGCGGTGTAGAGCTCACCACCACGACCACACCGGTTGCATCTTCCGCATATACTTGGGGTGCACCTGATAACGGATATATCGGCATGGCCCTGATCGACAAGCAGAAATGCGGGGGGATCGGGATGAGGCAGGATATCTTTGTGGAAGACTTCCGCGATCCACTCCGTGACCTGATCGGAGGCAAGGTCTCCATGCGTGCGGCCTGCCAGTATGCG